AAGCAAAATTCAAAACTGATTTTTCAAATAGACAAGAGTATGGTTGGTTAGATGATATTGGTAAATTAAATGAAGATTATCAAGTAATTCCAAATAATGATTATTATCAAAATTTATCATACACAGTAAAGAGTACAATAGAATGGGATAAATTTGCAAATCCTGTAAATCGTCTTGTTCATCCTGCTGGATTAAAGAATTTTGCAGATACTTCAATTGAAAGTCAAGTTTCTGTTGGTATTGGAACCACTGCTTTGACAAATGATTTGATTGTTCTTGATGTCTTAAATGTTTTAGATTTAGAGGAACAGCAAAGAGTAGATGCAATAAACAATTTTGACCTTGTAAGGGATTATGACACAAGACCAAATAGTTCAAAATTTATTGAATTATCAAATAGAGTATTAACAGACTTTACAAGATGTAAAACAAATAGAGTTCTTGTTCACGATGATATAAGTGATAAGTTTTCTAGCACAGGTTTCCAAGAAAACAATACAATAATTGAAGAACTTTCAGAAGATTTTGGAAATTATTTAATTCAAATTGTTGATCCAGATACTTCTGATGTGCAATTCACAGAAATTATTACATTAACTACAACTGACAATGCATTTTTACTTGAAAAAACAACAGATTTTACAACTTTAGAGTTGGGAGAGTTTTCAACAGAAATAACTTCAACTGGAGAGAAAAATCTTTTATTTACTCCAACAGAGAAATTTACTAAAGATCATGATATAAAAATATTAAAAATAGATTTTAATTCAGATTTAACAGGTATTGGAACTCAAGCAGTTGGACAAGTAGATTTAGTTGGTTCTAATGTAGGTGTAGATAGTACAACTAGTGGAGTAACCACAACCACGATTGCTCAATTCTCTAATACTGATTTTAATGGACTATATGCAAGCATTTTTGTTCAAGATAGTATTACTAAGGAAATTAATTATAATGAAGTTATTGTAGATTTTGATGGAACAAAAACCACAACATCTCAAACATATGTTGATACATCTCTAGGTCTCAGTAATTCATCTGTAGGTATATTAACTGCTAGGTTTGAAAACAATTTAATAAAACTGCAATGTGAAAATGATAGAAATAATCCACTTGAAGTTAGATCAAATGTTGTTGCATTGGGAACTACTTCAATTGGAATAGGTACTTATAGATTTTTGACAATAGGTCAACCAACTGGCACAGAAAGAAGTGCAAGATTGGAGTCAAATTATGTTACTGGTACTGCAAGCACGATAACTTATGGAACTTTAAATAAAACTATTGATAGTTCTGTTAAATCGCTTGTAAGGGTGTCCTGTGGTGAAACATCTGCAATACATCAAATTATCTCATTAAGAGATGCTGATGACGTTTTAACAGTCCAGTACCCATTTGTATCTGCAGGTTCAACTACTGGTATTGGTACTTTTGGTGGTGAAATATCTGGAAATGATATTAACTTGAGATTTTATCCAGATCCTGAATTTGATTCATTAATCGAAGTTCAATCATTTAGTCAAATTTTCTATACTGCTAATGATTTTGCTAATGTACCCCAAGAATTAACATTTGGAAGAGTTACAGAAAAATTATTCTTATCATCTTATGATGGTTTGAGTGGATTGAGAGCAAATAAAACTGCGTTTGATTTGAAGTATGAAGGAACACCAATTTATACTAAAACATTTAACCCAGTTGGAATTAATTCAGTTGCAGATGGTGTAGGATTAGTTAAAAGTACAGGACTCTTTAATATTCCAAATCATTTCTTTAATACGAATGAACAATTAACATATATTCCTTCTTCAACATTTACAGGCATAGCAGCGACTGCAGTTTCTATCGGTGCAACTGCTAATACAGCAGGTGTTGTTACAACAATCTTACCATCAACTGTTTTTGCAAAAGTTATTGATGAAAATAAATTTGAATTATACACAAGACCTGAATACGTCTCATCAGGTGCTGCTGTAACATTTACTGGCATAGGTGCAGGAAATCTTCATAAGTTGTCAATGACAAAACAATTGACAAAATCAATTATCGGATTAGATGGAGTTGTACAACAACCAGTTACATTTACTAAGATTGCTCATACTTTAGGAACTTTTGATGGATTTACACATAATAGCACTGTTGGTATCGGTCTTACACAATTGATTCTTAGTGGTATAGGTTCCATAACAACATCTGATATTTTAAAAATTAATGATGAATTTATGATTGTTACCGAAGTAGGATTTTCAAGCACACCTACAGGTACAATTAATGATGCAATAGATGTTTCTGCAGGTATTGCGACACTTCCTACAGTAAAAGTAAGGAGAGGTCAATTAGGTGTTCCAGCGACCACTCATTCTGCTGGAGCAACGGTAAGACTTCATAGGGGATCATTTAATATTGTTGATAGCACCATACACTTTACAGATCCTCCAAAAGGAAATACCAGATCAAGAAAAGATGATACTAATTTACCTTTTGTCAAAGCAAATTTCAGTGGCAGAACATTCCTCAGAAGTAACTATGACACTAATATGCTGTTTGATGATATATCAGATGATTTTACTGGAATAGGAAAAACATATAGTCTTAAAGTTGGTGGTGCAAATACCTCATCAGGTATAGGTGTTGGAAATGGAGTTTTATTCATAAATGGTGTATTCCAGACACCAAGAACTTTAAACAATACGGGTCATAATTATGAATTTATAGCAGATACAACAGCAGGTATTTCAACAGTTGAATTCACTGGTATAACATCTACAAACGGTGATTTTATAATATCCGAATCTGATATTAATCAAAATCAAGTTCCAAGAGGTGGAATTATACTATCTCTAGGATCAACCACTGGTCTTGGATATGCTCCATTACAAGGTGCAAAAGTAAAAGCATTTAAAAACAATGCTGGAGGATTAACAAGTATTGTTGGTATTGGTACATCATCAGGATTTAATCTTGGTATTCAAACTGCTGCATATGATAATTTGTCAGGAATTATAACTGTCACAACAAATACAGTTCATGGATTTGGTTTAGAAAGACCAAATACAGTCAAACTCAAGGGATTAGAGTTTAAGTGTCCCAAGACTGTTGTAGGAACTCCAACTAATGCAACATATAATCCTGCAAATGGTAATTTAGTATTGACAATCGCAAATCATGGATTAGTTAATGGTGATGCAGTGGTTCTTGATGATAATTCAATAGTGTTCACTTGTGATAAAGATAGTAATGCAACTAACCATCCATATCCTCGTCCTACTGATCCTGCTTCAGGTCAATATTTAACAGTAAGTAACGTAACTACAAACACCTTCAGAGTTAATGTTGGTGCATCTGCACCATCTGATCAATATGTTCATACCTTTGTTTCAGCAACCGCTGATGCAGTCAAAACAATCGGTGGTGGTGGATATGTTGGAGTTACAACAACTATCTTCCAAGATCACGAAAGACCTTTATTTGTTGTTGGTATAGTTTCAGATAGAACATTTGAAGTTCAAGCAGGTGCAAGCACCATACCTCACACATATCAAGGTGGTGGTCATGCGTATGAATTCTTTGAGGATTTAAACTTTGGTTCTGGATATCGTGGTGGTTCAGTTGCAATAGGTGTTACTGATCAGGCATATGAACATAGATTTGTAAGTTCTGGAATTGGATCAATTAAGAAAACTGCGTTCTCAGGAGCAGCAAGTCAAGGATTTACTGCTACTGATGCACAGTATATTTCTCATACTGGTAATTTAATACTTACCATACCTAATCATACATTTACAACTAGTGATACTGTTGGTATTGATACTGGTGGATTAGTATTCAAATGCTCTAAAGATGATTTCTTCTCTAATCATCCTTATCCTCGTGAAGTATCAAAAACAAAAGGAATTGCATCTGATGGTGTAGGTGGTAAAGATCCATTTGCAGGAATACAAACTGGAATTGGTGCAACTACAATTAATACTATTACATTCTTTGTTGGTCAAGGTGGAGGTAGTGGAAGTGGTGCAAATGTTACTGCAACTGTTGGAGTTGGAGGAAC